CGGGCTGCGGCGCCGGTCGCTGCATCAGCGCAGCCAACAAAGACCATCGCACGATGCCCTGAGAAGTCGCCGGGGGTGCCGGGTAGTGTGTCGGGTCGGATGCCGGTGCAATCAGTGACAAGCAGGCGGAAGGCGCTGCCGAGAGTCAAGCCGGCCGGCATCAACTGGGTGATCGGCCCGCCCGAGGCGAAGGTGAACCGGCAGTGCGAGAACTCCAGCAGCGTGTCCTCACCCTGGGCGAGCCCGTTGCCGGACCTGAAGAGCCCGGACGGCGTAGGCCCGGCGATGTAGAAATCGAAATCGCAATCGAAGTACCGAACCAAGAACGACAGCGCCGAGTCCGTTGATCCCGCCAGGAAGCGCGAGCCGCGCAGCTTGAACCGGCACCCCTGCACCAATCGGACGACTCGGTTGGTTCGGTTGCTGAAAGCCATCGAGGTTGCGGTCGGAGTCTCGACGGACTCATCGAACAACACATTGACAACCTCCCACCCGACGCGCTCGCCGTTCTCGTAGATGCCCAGCTCACCGACCGGGTTGGTGTTGCCGTGGGTGATGCGCAAGTTGTACTTTGACCGTGCAATCCACCGGGACGGCGCTGTGACGACGTAGAAGCACTGCTCGCCTGCCGTCGTCGTGTACGTGCCAAGGGTGAACTGCCCGTTGTCACCGGCCCAGGTCGTGCCGTTGTCAAAGACGAAGGTACGGCTCCGCCAGTTATGCACGAAGCCAGATGTGAGTGACCATTTCGGCGGCGCCAAGTCGACGCCAGCCCGGCGCGTCCGAACGATGATCGGGTCGGAGATCGTTGGGTTGAGCGTCCCGCCCGAGGCGTTGTACGCAATGCCCCAGGTCGGCGTTGTGTTCTGCGAAGCACTGAACGTCTTGCCGAAGACGGTCGATGTATTCCACCAGTAGCCGAACGGCCCGTTGGCACCGCCAGCAAAGGCGCCGATGGTGGCCGCGGGGCTGATGTTGGCCTGGGTTGGCGTCAGGCCATTCCAGTCGACACCCGCGATGCGAAGCATGATCTGCACCTGCGTATTCACGCCTGGATTCACGCGAGCAAACACTAGACGGTTTAGGGGCAGGAGCGCCAGACAGACCCCGGCAGCGGTCGCTGTCGTGCTCGCATTGATCGCGGTGGCAATGGCCGTGGCCAGCGCAGCGCCGGACGCATTGAGCGTGCTGCTGACGGTGACGCCCAGCACGCCGATGGTGCCCGTACCGGATGCGGTGCAGCCTGCCACGTCGATGGTGGCAATGGCAACAGCAGCCGAGTGGCCGGGGCCTGCGCGGCCGTTGCCGTCCTGAGGCACAGCCCAGGTTGTCGGCGTGTCCGTGTATGCCTGGTATTCGTTACCGACGGCCGAAACGTCGAGGAAGAAATCAGCCACGAAGAATCTCCTGCTTGCGGCCCGGGGCCAGGACGCCGATGGCGGTCAGGTAGTCCAGCGCCTGCAGCAAGTCAGGGTCGTCGCTACGGATGCGCAAGGTGTTGCGCTGCATATCTACGATGTCCTCGACAACCGGGTCAGTTTCTGCCGCTTGGCGGATGGCGATGCGCTCGGCCGGCTGCAGCAGCTTGAGGTAGTCGATCACGTCCAGCACGTCCCAGCCGGGCGCGCTCGGTTCGGGCTCAATTGCCTCGGCCTTCTCGGCGTGGGTGTGCGTGGCGAACTCCATGCCGTGCCACTCCACCGGCTCTGTGTTGCTGTACTCGTAGACCTTCTGGCCGTCTGACTTGCGGGTGACGATGTAGGTCTTCACTCGACGTCTCCAGGGGCGCCCTCGCTGGGGGCCGCGACCGTGCCGGAGCGCAGCTCGATGCCGAGCGCGTTGGCGAAGGCCGTGTAGTGGGCTGCGGCGCGCGCTGCGTTCTGGGCGTAGTCCGCGTCCTTCGAGAAGCCGCGGTACAGGATGAAGTCGACCACCGCGCCGCGGTACTGGTCCGCCACGGATGCATCGCCGGTGATGGCGGTGTGCTCCGCGCCCGGGGCGGGTGCTGCAATCGGGGTCGGCAGCTTGACGGCTACCAGCTCGACGGCTGCGCCAGCGAGGGCCGGCGGCTCGACGTTGAACTCGCGCGGGACGCGTGGGTCGTAGGTGTAGTGGGAGATGGCGGTCGAGGCGCGGCCAGAGCGCCATGCCGGGTTCGTGTCATCCAGCAGGCGGCGGTCGACCAGGCGGACCGGGGTCTTCTTGCCGACGGCGTTGTTCGTGATCTCGATGAGGCGCGAGTACTCCGCGGGCAGGGCCTGCGTGACGCCAGCGACGAGCGCCACCGTGGCTCGGTGCGCAAAGGCATCCGGGCGGTGGATCAGCACCTCGTTCTCGGCGTCGTTGAACCAGCGGACCAGCTCGGACGCGGTCCAGCGCACGTTGCCGGCGTCCTGCAGCAGGTCGACGGCTCGTTGGAGGATGGAGGTTACGGTGGTCGTCATCAGGCAAACGGGCGCATGCGGACCGACTGGTTGTGCATCGCCGCGCCGCGGAAGTGCTCCAGCTTGGCGCGGTTGACGATGACTTCGTAGGCCCCGGAGCGCTCCATAGCGAGTTCTGGGTTGGTGAACGGCTGCTGCGGGATCAGGGCCAGCGACGACGCTGCCTTGGCGCAGATGGCCTCCATCCAGCGGTAGGCCAGGACGTCCGGCAGGGTGGTAGCGCCGATCATGGGCTGCACAGCCATACGAATGGCGAGCGCGCGGGGAACCACGTCGTCAGGGACGGGGTAGAGGGCGATCTCGGTCGGGGACACCAGGTAGGCGCTGGCGGGCTCGCCCAAAGCCTGGGCCTCAGAGCCCACGGGGCCGTAGGCCAGCGGCGTGTCGATCTGACCGGCGGGCGGCGTCATCAGCTGGCGGGTGTTCACCCAGACGCGGCTCAGGAACGCGACCTCGGTCTCAGCCGGCAGGTCAACGTCGTACACCCCACGGCCCGCGGTGAGCACCACCGGGTCGGTGACTGCGATGACCGCGTGCGTACGCGCGCAGAAATCCCGCGCGGCCAGGACCAGATGTTGGTTCAGCAGCGGGATCGGGCACGCCGGGAGGCGTGGCAGCGTGAGCGCGTGGAAGGTTTCCAGGGATGCCATTTAAGCCTTGTCGGATACAGAAAAGCCCCGACCTTTTCGGGCCGGGGCCAGTCTAACACGTTAGCGCCTCCCGACGCTAGGTGTCTATTAGGCTGCGATCAGCGGCACCAGGGCGACGGGGTTCACCGTCTTGAAGCCGTAGATGTTCAGCGAGCGGATGAAGTCGCCGAAGTCGTTGGGGTTGCGAACCGTCTCCATCTTCGTGATCTGCGAAGCGAAGGTGATCGCCGACTTGTGACCCGCCAGGATCAGGCGGCGCTTCAGGCCCGAGGTGCTGGTGATGCTGTTCTCAGCGCCGTCACCCGACAGCCAGGGGGTGTTCGTGCCAGCGTTAGCGCGGGGCAGCTGGTTGGTCACGTACACCTTGAAGCGGTCGATCATGCCGATCAGGCCGTTACGGACCGGCGAGGTTGCGTCGCCGGTGAACTGCGCCTGGGCCAGGTTCGACTGCATCAGCAGCGTGCGGGTGAACGGGTCAATCAACAGCCAGCGATCCGACGGGGGCACGTTCTGCTCATCCAGCACCGAGGCCATTTCCAAGATCTTCTGGAGGACGTTCGAGGCCGTCAGGGTGATCGGAGCCAGGTCCGTACCCATGTTGTAGCTGCCCGAGCGGACGCCAGCGGCAGTGCCCTTGTTGGCGGCGGCAGCGTCCGAGAACGTGTTGTAGAGCACGTTCGCGTCCACGGCGGTACGCATCTGCTCGGCGGCATCCGTCGAGAAGGTGTCCAGCAGGTTCGGCTTGGCCTGGTACTCCAGGACGTCGTTGATCTGGAAGGCGAAGTACTTGCCCTTGTCGATCACGAGTTCCTGCGCGTGGGGTGCGGGCACCGAGTAGGTGACGCCGCCACCAACCGTGTAGTTGGCGACTGCGATGGACGGCGCGGTGTGGATGATGACCTTGTCACCCATCGAGCCAATGTCACCCTGCCAGTCGGTGTTGGCGATGTCGCCATAGACCGAGGCAGCGTAGAACTTGGCATTCATCTTCGCCGACCAGACGGCCGGGATGAAGTTGCCCGAGTACGGCGGGTTGGTGTTAAAGGGGGCGGCTACCGGGTAAACAGCAGCGGTATTGCGAATGACAGCCATGCCTTGCTCCTAGCGGAGGCGCCCCCGGGTGCGTTAGATAACGCGACCTTCAGCGAGCGCCTGATTGATCTCGGCCTCCCGCGCTGCGAACTCAGCTTGCTTCCCGCGGTACGCACCGCGAGCGACGTCGTTGTAGAAGCGGGTGATGTCCGCCTCCGAGATCGTCGGCTTGCCTTGTGGCAAGGAAGTGCTGGATGCCGCCGGGCGAGGGGCCACTTGACGTTCCAACTGTTGCGCGGGGGTCGGGCCGGAGACGGGAGCGGGCTTCAGCGTGTCCTTGTAGGCCAGGAAAATCCGGACCACACGAACGGCGTCGCGCGCATCGGCTGCTGCAGTCAACGCTGCCTGACGGGGAGTGCCGTAGACCGGGTCCACTTCCGAGAGCCAGGCCAGGAAGCCTTCGCTCACGTTGATGTCCTCGTAGTCCGGCACAGCAGCGGCGAGGCGGTCGATGAACATGTCATCGTTCGTCTTCTCCACTGTCTGCGTGGTTCCCCGCAGGTGTGCTTCGAGGGCGTCGAGACGCGCTCCAAACTGTTGTGCCTGCGCTCCGATGTAGGCTTCGACGTGCCGACGCACCATCTCAACCAACTCGGCTCCAAAGACTTCCGCGTCTTTGGCGGTGTCGACGTTCTCGGGTTCCGGCTTGGCTTGCTTCTGCTGCTCCAGCTGGCTGGTCAGCGTCTGCACAGTGCGCGTCAGTTCCGAGATGCGGGTCTCGAAGCTGCGGTGCATGCCCTGCAGGACTCGGTGCTTGTTCGCCAATTCGTCGTACTGGGTACGCGGAATGACGGGCTCCGGGGTCGGGGCGGGGGCTTGCGGCACTGCTGCCTGGGGTGCGGGAACCTCGGGCACTGTCGGCTCCGGGGTCGCACTTGCTGCGGGGTCCGCTGCGGCGGGGGCCTGTTCCTGCGGGCTGTTCGCCGCCGCTAGGATTCGATCGGCCTCCTCCAGTTGCTGCTGGACTCGACTGGGCAAGTTGCTCATGATTTTTGGCTCGGCCTCTTAGGCTCGGGCAAGTTGTGCCGACATGCGGCGAAATCAGCGTCCCGCGTCGAGTCGCTTCTGCAGCTTGACGATGAACTGCGCTTGGCCCTGAGCCTTACGCAGCACGTCTACTTCGACGGCGGAGACAAGAATCTTGGTCACGGAGTCGAGTTCCTGTTTCAGCCAGTCTTTGAAGCGCGCGTCGCGTCCGAGGGACTCGAACAACTGGCGCTCTTGGTCTGGTGTTAGCAAGCACTCACTCCTGAATTTGTGGCGAGACTACACGTCTAACACGTTAGTGTCAAGACGAAAAGTTGTCCGTGGCCGGCGCGTCGTTCATGAGGCGCTTCTCGCCCGGCTTGGTCGAGGGCTGCTGGCCCTGCGTCTGCTGTGCGGCCTCTGCCTGGGCCATCGACTGCATGGCGAGCCGCTGGCGGATCACGCTGAGCGGCGGGACCACGTCGTCCGTGTTCATGTCGAGGGACTTGGCGCCCTCGCGCAGGACGGCAGCGCGGCCATCGAGGCCCATGATCTGCATGTCGATCGGATTGGCCGTGTCGCGCAGGAACTCGGCGCGGCGCACCTGGGCGGTGTCCTTGACCATCAGCGACATGGCGCCGCGGGCCACGACCTGCAGGTCGCCCTTGATGTCGGGGTCGCCGACGTAGCGCATGGTGAACTCGAACGCGCTGCGGACCGACGGGCCGATGACGTTGAAGTCCAGGCTGCGCACGGTGTTCTTCGTGGTCTTGCCGGCGTTGCCGACCATCATCGACATGCCAGAGGCCGTGCGGCCTGCGCCGCCGGCGGAGCCGTCACCCGTCATGTAGCGGGGGATTCCGCTCACCTCGTCGGCGATCACGCTGAAGCGCTCGTAGACGCCCATCAGCTCGGCGGCGTTGGACGTCGGCTGGAAGAAACCGATCGGGGCGGCAGTGGAGCCGCTCGGGTCGCTCGTGACCTGGTGGATCTTCCACGGGTACAGCGTCGTGATTTCCTCGCCGGCTGGCATGCGATCCGCCATCACCCAGACCTGCGGACCGGATGAAATGCCCATGTTGTTCGACAGCGCGCGGGCGGCGGCGTTGCACATATCCTCGGCGTCGCGCACCAGGTCGTACAGCGAGTTGCCCCAGAAGGCGCCCGGGACGGCCTCGTAGCTGTCGCCGTAGTACGGGCGGCGGGCCAGCGGGTCGGTGTTGATCTCGGCCTTGATGACCCAGTCGCCCACCAGCCACGCCTCGATCTCGTAGACCGCTGCGGTGTCGGGAACCTCGTCCGCGGGCATGCCCCACTCGCGCAGCACCTTGCCGGTGACGCTGCCCCAGTACTGCAGGGCGTCGATCATGTCGGAGCCCAGTGTCGGGTCGGACGTGCCGGGGGTCTCGACGTGCGCGCGTTCCTGGTCGACGCGCAGCCATTCGCGCAATCCACCGGATGAATACGCATCCAGCACAGCGCGGATGGCGGGTTCCTTGTAGCCCGGGACGCCGATCATCTCGGCGATGGCCGTCGGAGCCAGGCGGTGGTGCTCGATCAGGAAGCCGTCGTTGACCGAACGCGACCAGGGCGCGGGGTAGATGTTCAGCGGGTCGACGCGCTCCCACTGGGGCTTGTTCTCGAAGGTGGCGACCGGCACGCTGGTGCCGTCGGGGCCTGGCGCCCACTGCAGGACACCGCAGCGGCGGATGACTGGGCCTTTGAGGAACGCCTTGGGCGAGACCATCAGGTCGTCCAGGAACGCGTTGAGCGCTTCGATGAAGCCGCCCTCCTGCAGCAAGTCCTCGATCTTGCGCTCCGCGCGCTTCATGCGGGTGCGGGCTTCGAGTTCGATCTGGGACTGGGCCTGTTCCTTGGCGTCGCGCAGCAGCTGGCGTATATCGCCAATGCCCATCGGCACGCCGGACATTTCCGCCTGGGCGACCAGTTCAGCGGCGCCGCGCAGTAGCTCAGAAACCAGCTCCTCGGGCAGCGTGGGCTCCGCCGTGGGCTTCACGGACCAGGGCTTCTCATCGCCGGAACCCAGCAGCACGTCGCCGATCAGCGACTTGGCCTGCCGCGCCTTGGTGGCGAACAGCATCATGTAGATCAGGGAGCTGCCCTGGCTCTTCAGGTCCGACTCTTTCAGTGGGTCGTACTCGCCGCGCTTGGAGCGCAGGGCCGCGATGATCCGCTTCTGGGCGTCGTTTTCCTTGTGCTCTTTCGCCAGTGTCCAGTGGCGCCGGATCTGGGAGGCAAGGGACTGGACCAGGACCGAGTTGTTCGTAGCGACCGCGGCGTCGTGCGCTGCACGGGCTTCATCTTCCTGGACGGCGCTGAGTGACTTGACGGTCATGATGCCGCCAATAGACACGTCCCGGCGAGCCGGGGACGCGAGTCCTGGGATGTTCAGCCCGGTCGCCTGCATGTGGTGTTCCAATCTAACGCGTTAGCCTGTAATGTAGCCTACAGCGTAAGTGGGCGCAAACTAGCGTGGGCAATCAGGAGTAGACGTACCTGTGGGGGACGACGCGCCGCGCCTGGACCTTGCGCCCGGCCAGGCTGCCGCGGATCTGGGCGTTGTAGTGCAGTGCCAGGTACTGGCCCGCGTCGCCGATGTGGCTGTGGTGGGTCTTGTCGACCGTGGTGCTCGGCTCGCCCGACTTCGACTTCTTGAAGCGGTGGCCCCACTCCAGGGCGTCCACGAAGTGCGGACACTCCTCGCCGTCGATCAGGAAGCCCGCATTGCCGTCGATGCTGCGGGTCAGCAGGCCCTCCACCGCTGCGATGCGCAGCTCGGGGTCGTTGGTGTGCGCCTTGATGGTGTTGTACCCCCGGCGCTGCACCGCCTGCGCGATGGTGTCCTCGTCGATCTGGCTGCGCGCAAAGCACGCGGGGTCCAGCACGAACAGGATGTTCTCGGCCCGGAACAGGGGGAACTTCGTGCGCAGCTTGGGGATGAGCAGCGTATCCAGGAAACGCTCGACGCCCATCGTCTCCCCGTCCGGCACGTACGCCTCGGCCAGGATGTTCACCCGACCCCGCGCATCCTGCTGACCCACCACAGCCGCGGCCTGCAGGCCGTTGTCCATGCCGACGATCAGGGGGTTGATGCCCTGGATGACCGCCGACAGGGGCTTGGTGCTGACGTGGAAGCTGCGCTTGAACGACCCGCGGTACAGCGGCTGGCCGGTGTCGCCGGCGCCGTACTGGTTCTTGAGGTAGACGTTGATCCAGTCCTCGGTCTTGCCGACGACCAGGTTGTCGTAGTACTCGGGGGCCAGGAACTCGCGGTTCTCCCGCTCCGGGTTCAGCGTGCCGTCCTCCAGCAGGGCCGGTGGCTGCATGAACACCTCGATGCCCGGCTCGGGCGTCGTCATCAGGCCGTGCCAGAAGCCGCCACGCGGCGGCGGGTTGGTGGAGCAGATCACGCCCGGGTAGGTCACCCCGCCAGCGATGCGCGCTGGGAAGCGGTTCACACGACCCTGCAGGCCGGCAAACACCTCGGGGTCCACCTCGCGGCACTCTTCAACCCATGCCGCACTGGCCTCCAGGGACAGGAGTCGCCGCACGTCGTCGGGCGTATCCGCAGCCAGCAAGCAGAACTCGCTATGCACCACGGTGCCGTCCGGCAGCTTG